AGCTGTAACAGAACCTGATGTATATGTTACACCTTTATAAATAGCCTTTATTGTATAACCAACTTGAGATTGAGACCCCTCTGTAATAAGTTGAACCCCAGACTCGTCAGTCATAAGAACATCTGTTTCGCTTTCAATATCTTGCTCTCCTTCTTGTGGGATTACATAACTAACAGTTACTAACCCTACTTGCTCTGTAAGATCAACACAATAAACATAATCTTGATTAGCTATTACTGTTATATCTTGGGTAACACCACACGCTAAACAAAGTGGTATTTCAGGTTTTAAAATTTTGTTAGATGTTAGAACGTATTCATCCATATAGGGGTCGTATCCACCTAATTTTTGTGTAGTAAATGCTGAGGTAAATAAATCTCTAAACCAGCTTCTCATACCAGTTTCCGATATAATTATAAGTCTTTCATCTGAAGCAGAGCCACCAATTAATTGAAGCACCGCCCCTCTTTTAACATCCGTAAAATATTTGTTTTCACCCCAAGCCGCAAAACTTTCTGGGTTATTGCTAATACCATAGTTTTCTAATCTTGCAACTTGTTGACCTAACACTTCAGGAACTGATGTTAACTGGTTTGCTCCTCCTGCATCTGTCAATAAATTTTTACCTTGCAATACATAAGATATTTTGTCTTCTTGAAGAGTTAAAATATCTGTTTTTCTTCCATATAAAATTTCTACATCCCCATAACTCTCTTCGAGTGGTTTAAAATTAGCTAGTCCTAAATTAAATTCATTTAATTTATTGACATTAGTTTCATCATTATATACACCACTATAAGTTAAATCAGCAAACCTGTGAGCTTCTTTATAATCTATATTTGAAGTTGTAAAAACTCTATTACCTAAATTAAATGATTTACCAGATAAAGAGTCTCTTATCTTATAACTTTCTACACCATTACCAAAAGCAAAACAATTAAAAAATTCTGTATTAACTACTCCAGCAACACCTGAAGATATATTTTGATTAGTAATATTTCCACTATGGTTTCCTAATGAATCAATAGAAAATGATTTATTATTTTCATACCAAACATCAGGCAAAACTTCTTTTGGTTCTGTTTCAAAAACAATTACAGCGTCTCTTCTATAAACTGTAAAATTTATTGAAGCCGTAGAAGCTCCATCAGGGTTATTATTTCTACACGCTCTTGTTCCGCTTACCAAAAGTGAATATGTATTGTCGACTATATTTTGATAAAATCTATAATAGTTATTTAAAAGTAAATCACCACCAGTCGTTGGGCTGTTTGATTGTCCTCCAAAAACTGTAAGTAAATGTGCTTCAGTACCATCACTTACAGCTGCTCCTGTGGTTAACGCATCACCAGCTCCAGTATATAAACCAGATATAACTATGTTGCTGACCGGGTCTGCGGGTGTTCCTGATAAAGTAGTTGCTTCGTTTTCAATTACATTCGCAATGTTTTCACCAACAAACCAAGCATACATATCTATATAAGTATTGTCAGATATAAATGTTTTTTCTAAAACACTAGTTCTTTCTTCACATAAACTTCCTGTTCCTCTTCTTACTTGCTCTATTTTCATTACAATCCTAGTTCCTATGGGAACATTATAAGTAGTGTTTGTTGTTACAGGAGGAGTTGCTGAGTCTGTTTCTGTAGTATAAAATTTATAATAAGCTACCGGATAGCGGTCTCTTTTAACAGCAGCAGCTCTAACTAAACCAAAATTTATAACATCTAATGAACTTTCTGCAGCTGAAAAATCAGCTGTAGACATTTTCATATAAGTTCCACCGGGCACAAGATTTCCGCTAGTAGGTGTAATAAAATCTGCAGACTCTGTGGTTTTTTCTAAAACTGTAGCATATATACAAGATTGTGAAATTCCATTAACATCTCTTTTAACAATTAATCTGTCTCCTTCTTGAACTTTAGATATATTGTCTCCTTCTAATAATAAATAAGAATTTATTGAATTTGGATCCTCAAAGAAAATTGATGAATAAATAGTTTCATAATCCCCTCTATCAGGTTTTAAAACAAATTTGTACCTAGTAGCCCAAGCTGGCGCTCTTTGACTTACTGGTATAGTTGCAATGATTTCGTTTTTATTAGCAGACCTTGAACAAGGTATATTTATTGTATTATTACTACTAACTAGAGCAGTTGTTGCTCTATTGTATTCATCCATATAAACTATTCCCAGCTCGTACCCTCTGTTACTATGTAAGCTTTCTAGGTTTGCAGATTCTTGAATTGTAACACTAACTGATGTAATGTCAAAATAAGAAATAATAAGATTTGTTGTTCCAGGAGTTGTTTCTATATATTGAGCACATGGAAATAAAAACCCAATTGTGTTTCCACTAACAAAAGAACCTATTGGTTCTCCTTTATCTGGAGGATTTAAAGTGCTTGACGTAATACCAGTTTGATTTATTGCATATTGATATGTACCAGTGCCTAATGTTCCTAATAATGAAAAATTAACATTATCAGTCATTGTAGATCCAAGCCCATTTTGTGCATTAGATACAGTTTGAATTGAGTCAGCTGTTAATCCTATTTTTGATTTAAAATCTGAACTGTTATATAAATCAGAAACACTTGAATAATCTTGCGTTAAAGTGTAATTAAAAGATATTATAGTATCGCCTTGCTGTTCGTTAGGCAAGTTTGTCCCGTTAAATTGATTAAAATTATAATTAAAATCAAATTCAATTATATAACCTTTTTTTAATTTATCTAGGTTATTAGTAAAATCCACTGTAAATCCTGAAGAATTTAAAGTAATAAGATTTCCAAATGCATTGTAAGGAAAAGCATATTGATTTGATGTAGTCAACTCATACCCTCCAAGAGAAGTGCTTTGAAGAGAAATTGAATAATTTAAAGTAAGAGCAGAGCTATTTATATCTATTAAATTATAACCTTCCGTATAATTTCCATAAACCAATCTGTTACCCATTAAAGTTTGAGCCTTAGCTTGTCTTGGCACATTGTCATATAATCTTAATATTTCGTATTCAGGTAAAACAGTAAATATTTTACTGTTTGTAAAAACATAAGTTGCTGTAGTGTTATGTGGACCTAAAGGTGATTTATCAATTTTTTCAATTATTTTTATAGTAGGATCGTTTGCTTCTTTAAATAATAAATCTATTCCAACTACTAATGAACTTCCCGTGTTGTATGTAATTTGTGCTCCAGTCTTGGAGTTAACCATACCTTCGTTTAAAAAGCTATTAGAAGAAAAAGAAAAAGTCCCTGGGTCAAATGCAGGTTCACTAAACTGCGAAACAGCTGAATATTCTCCGTTTGAATATTTATATCTATATGCAAAACAAATAAAATTATCCTCTAAAAAAGAATCTTGTAAAGTAGTGCTTAATAAATTTAGTGTCGGGGCAGCAAGAGGTGGTTTTTTTATTACTAAAATTTGTTCATTGGTAAATTGATCGAGATTATTAAATGGGTCTTGGTAATTAAAATCAATATTAATTACCCTTGGAGCATTTAAATTATCAGTAAAAAAAATTAAATTATCAATTTTATTTACACTAGTTATTAAAAAATTATCATTAAAATTTAAAGTAGTATTAACACCGTTTCCATCATTAATACTAACAACATGATATATTAATCCTCCTGTAATTACGTTAAGAGATACAATTAAATCTAATTTTCCTGTTGCTCCTACCGTAAAAGCAGGGTCGTGTACAAACCAATAAATGGTTTCTTTGGCACTATCTTGATATGCCCCTATACATCTTGCTTGAGAACTTAGTTTTGTTCCATCAGTATATTGAAGAGAAGTTACTTGAGTATTTCCTTTAGCATTTTCAACAGCCCCTATTTCTGATTCTTCAGTTGAACCAAGCCTTACATTCAAAGCGTCTATATACTCTCCGTTTGGTATAAGCCTCTCGTCAAGGCTCTTATTCATACGCCCAGCTACAAAATTTCTTTGAATGTTTGCCATTTTATTTTATCCACTTATCTTCACCTCTAAGATTCATAAGCAATCTACTTGGGTGAATGTTACTTAACCTGATTTTAGCATTTCTCAAATCTCCATTTTCCATACCATCAGATATATATTGCAATACGCACTGTTGGTTTGCCATAGTAGAATCAAAATTAATAACACCAGCTTTTTTATCTATAGTAAACGTAGGATTTATATTAGCAGTTTCTGTATTTAAACCATATCTAGCTCCAATTCTTGAGTTGTAGATATCATCATCACAATCAATACAATTTTCATTAACATCCCTTTCATTGTTTTGATTTAAATAAATACTATTTAAAGATCCGCTTTTTCTTGAAGCATCTAAACTTGATTCTATAGTTGATACATTATTGTTTCCATCATATCCAAATACAGCAGTTGAGTTTTGAAGATATTGAATAGAGGATTGTACTTGAATATTTTCAGTTAACTCTCTTAAAGTGTTACCTTGAAATAAATAAAGCTTCACCCAGTTTACATAATCTGATGGTAAAACAAAACGTAGGTCATCATATACTTTCAGCTCTAATGCTTTGATTTCTTTAAAAGCATCGTAGTTTAATTCTTGTATTGCTCTTTTTGCGTGAAATAATATTTTATATCTATTTTCATTATTAACCAACGAATGATTTCCATCATACATTAACTCAAAATTAGTCATTATGTTGTCTAAACTTACGTATTGATAAGAACCCCAATTACTGTCTGTAGGCGCAAGACCGTCGTTAGTATAATATTTTCTTTGATTAATATATGCCATAATTATGTATTAGTTTGATTTTGTTGCTGTTCTTCTATTTGCCCAAACTGAAATACATCAGCCTCTCTTATTGATATACCTGCGTATTGTAGTATTCTTGCTACTAAATTATTTAAGTCATCAATTGGCAGCTCAAAGTCTTGATAATCATTTTGCGTCTGGTCAAACAATGGCTCACCGTTATACAAAGTAACATAAGTCCATTTAGGATCTAAAGGATATCGTACATACGTTCCTTGTATATCTAAAGCTCCATTGAATGTTGTAGGAAAAATAGTTATAGAGTCACCTTTTTGAGTATAAGCTGGGTATTGAGATGAAGGAGCAGTTAAAAGAGATTTATTTAATAAATCAATTTTATTTAAACTTACTTTTTCAGCTTCACCTTGCAGAACACTATTCTGATAACATAAAACTTTGTTTAATAAATAATAATCATCACCTGTTGTGGTTTGACTAGGAAGGTAGTATATATTGTTAGAGTTTTGTACTAAAGTTTTTGTAACAGAAAAAGTGTCAATTACTTCTTCATAACCTAATTTAATATCAGCATAACCTGTTCCTGAAACTCTTGCATTCTCCTCATTAATTTGCTGATTATAATTAATAAAATATTCATCAAACAAATCTAACTGAGCTTGTTTAGCAAATAAGTTAAAATCACTCGGAGATATATATCCGTAGTTATTTTTATTGATAATAGCAAGTACAGTATTTCTTACAGAGTTTATCATTTTAAAATCTTTTTACAAAGATACATAAAATAAAAAAGCACCCTGATTTGGGTGCTTTCTTGTCGATAGTAAAGGAAGGATTATATTATTA